TTATTCTTTGAGTTCGGGGAGACCGGCTACACTCGTTAAGAGTGAGAGAATACCTGCAAGTGCCGATGTAGAAACAACCACTTTCCAATCAACTGTAGAAAGTACAGTAGATGCACCGATAGTTGCGATTGCGGTCTGAGATACAGTTTTAACTGCTCTCATACCTGCGGCTTTTAGCCATTTGATAAACTTCTCTTTCATAATCTTACCTCCTGTTAAACTAATTCATTTACTCTGTCCTGAATAACCTTAGGGTTATATCCTGCGGCTTTCAGTTTTTCAACTCTGTCCTGACCGTTACCCCACAGTCCACGAATTACCTCACGAGCAATTTCGTCTGTGGATTTGAGGTTGTTTTTCTTAGCCTTGCTATTAACAATGGTCTGAATAGCATTGTAGTCATAACCTGCGGCAGTAAGTTTATTCTTACGCTCTGTGCCGTTACCCCACAATCCGTCTAAAACTTCCTCTGCTATCTGTTCGTTGGTCTTTTTAGCAGGAGTAGGATTAGTTGTTGGCTTAGGTGCAGAAACCGCTACAAAGCCGTTTTTACCGCTATTTTTGATAAGTGTAGGATAGTCTATGTAAGCATAGTTCATATCAACATTACCCTTAATGCCATTTACCTTACCTGAACTGCTGTACTGCCAAATACCGTAATCGCCTTTATAAGTACATTCGGTATGATACTGAGCAATCCAACGAGCCTTACTGTCATACCATTTATCTGTGAGATAAGAGGTATTCCAATATTTGTTTGCGTAGATACCTACCCAATATCCCTCTTTTTCGAGAGTTTCAACGAAAATTTTAGCCATTTCAAGAATTAAATCCTTGCTACACTGACCGGTTGTTTTCGCATCCTCAAGGTCGTAATAGATGGGATATTCAGGTTTAAGACCTTTAAGCAGACGGAGCGTATGAGCCGCCTCAGACTTTGCTTTCTCTAAAGAATCTGCGTAACTGTAGATATATACACCGAAAGGCATACCTACTCTTGCACATTCCTTAGCATTTCGGGCAAAATATTTATCGTCTTGAGAGGTCATATCGCTACCATATCCGCATCGCAGTATAGCGAACTGAATACCGTCAGCCTTGACCTTATCCCAATCAATGTTACCCTGCCAAGATGATACATCAATACCTTTTGCGAGAATTTTCATAACTAAACTCCTTTATGTTATTATTTCCCAAGACTTAACCTCGTCATAAATTTTATCTATAAACGAGTTGCCTTTGAGTGCTTTGTAAGCCTCGTACAAAAACACAAAGTTTTCATACTCGTATTGGCGAATTACACCTTTTTCGTGATTATGGTAATATATGCGGAGCATTTCACTACGCAACTGACATTTAGTGCCGTTGGAAATTTTACGCATATTAACTATTACCGGTGTAATTACTCCTATGAGAATACTTATCTCACCGATTAAAGCAACTACTGCTGTAAGATTAGACATCGGTTATTTCCTCCTCATAGGGTTCTCCTACTATGATTTCGTACTCCTCCGCAGTAATCCAACCTTTAACTACAGCATTACGAACACGAGATTTATCCCATAAACCTTTTTCATAATAAAGTTTTACCTTTTCAAACTTATTCATCGGCTTGTACCTCCTGTGTTTCTTCCGTCTCAAGTTCGACATCGCACATCATAGCGATATAATCAATGTCGGCTTTAGACTGCTGTTGAGAAGATTGTAGAATTTCTCCTCTACGGCGTTCCTGTATCAATGCCTCTCGAAGTGTTTTAAAATGAAACATTAACCTTACCTCCATAAATTTTTATAATATGTCTCCATATTGGAAATTAAAGTATAGGTATCTCCAAAAGAGGCGTGTGCTTTCCAACTCTTAAAACATTCGTCAACCTGCTCCTTAGTCATAAGACCTTGTTTTGCACGACTAACGAGTTTCTTTAGTTTTCGCCGCTCGTGAGATACTTTGTTAGGGATTAGTTTGCATACAACTTTACCGGTGTTAGTGAGACGAAAGGTGAAACCGAGAAATTTAATTGGCTGTGCCAAAGAGAACAACTGAGTCTTTTTGTGGTTTAAAACTAAACCTAAGTCATTTATCCTCTTTTCAATCTCCACCTTACAATACTGTAAGTGTGTTTTGTCAGGATGTATAAGAATAAAATCGTCCATATATCGTATGTAATATTTAATGTGCAACTGTTCTTTTATGTAATGGTCTAAATCGTCAAGCACAGCAAGTTGTATTAACTGTGTTACTTGAGAACCGAGACCCATACCTACATCTCCGTCAAAACTTCTTATTATTTGTATAACCTTATTTACCACCCAATCGTCAGGGACTCGTTTATCTACAGCCTCAATAGCCACCTTATGAGAAGTGCTACCGAAAAAGTTTGATAGGTCGCATTTTAAAACATAACCGTTAGTTCCGTGCTTTCTGTAAAACCTTTGTAGATGACATTTCAACCTGTTTCTTGCAAACAGTGTACCTTTATTCTCCTGACAAGCACAGTTATCATAAATAAACGATTTTGTCATTTCGTGATAAAGGTAATTATCACATAAACTGCGTTGAAATAAACAAACTAACTGCCACTTCATCTCTTTGTTCCGGTGTAAGAAATTTAAGAAATCCATTCAACGCACCGTTCAGTGCTGTTGCCGGAACATAATCTCCTATCAATTTGCCAATACCTGTATCTTT